GATAAAGATGCTCTAAATAAACTTTGGAAGGAAGCACAAGCAAAAGGCTTTCTAACTGAGTACGTTAAAGAACAGATTCTTAAAAAGGGAGAAGAGTTAGATGTTTAAGTCAGAAATAAGTTATCTTTAATAATGAGCGTAGCAACTCAATAAAATTTTTCTAAAGGTCACTTCGGTGTTAAATAGCAAGGGTTCACTGCTACGCTCCCTTTGCTAACCTTTGGAGTTTATCATGCAAGAAGAAATTTGGAAGCCAATTAAAAATTATGAGAGGTTGTATATGATTTCAAACAATGGAAGAATATATAGTTTAGCTAAAAATATTATAAAAAAAACTTTCATTAATAAACAAACGGGGTATCCTACCACATCGCTTTACAAGGATAAAATGAAGAAAACTTTTAACATTCACAGATTGGTTGCTCAAGCTTTTATTCCTAATCCTGAAAATAAGCAACAAGTTAATCATATAAATGAAGTCAGGAATGATAACCGAGTTGAGAATCTTGAATGGGTTACGCCTAGAGAAAATGCGATTCACAATAATGGTCACATAAGAAGAGGAATAAAAATAAAGAAAAAGGTAATTCAGCTAAATATGGATGGTGTTTTTATTAAAACTTGGGACTCTGCAACAGATGCCTCAAAGAAATTAGGCGTTGATTTTCAAGGAATATCACAAGTTTGTTTAGGTAAGAGAAATTCTGCTTATGGATTCTTATGGAGGTTTGTTTAATGTTCCGATCGTCCTATATACCCACTTACTTCAAAGCAAAAGAGTTAGTTCACCCTTCATATTATGAAATATGGGGGGAGGATGCTCTCAATTTGTTTGATCCTCATGTTTTGCGTATGCTAGACCGATTTAGAGCCGATTATGGGCAACCTATTATAATTAATGACTATCAGCGAGGTTATATCAATAGCGGGCTTAGAACGCCTGAATGTGACGTAGGAGCTAATAGATCATATCATAAAAAACACGTTGCCTTTGATCTTAAAGCTGAGAACCTACAAAGCTTGAGAATGTTTATCAAAGAAAACTCAGAGAAGTATTTTATTTCAAGAGTTGAAAACTTTGATAAAACTAAAACGTGGTGCCACATAGAAATTAGTACCGAGTTAATTTTAAAGACGTATTATTTTAACCCATAATTAATTATATTTAAAACAGAGTCCACCAAACTCAATAATTTTTCTAAAGGTCACTAAGGTGTTAAAAAATAATGGTTCTGTGGTGGACTCCCATTATTTGCCTTTGGAGTATTACAATGAATCAAGAAATATGGAAAGATATTGAAGGATATGACGGATTGTATCAAGTTTCAAATAAATCTAAAGTGAGGGTGTTGGATAGGTATTGTAAAACTAGGGGCGATGGGCTTGCTTTGAGAAAAGGCAGGGTTTTAAAGCCTTCTTTAACTCCTAAAGGTTATTTGAAATATACTCTATATAAAAATGGTAAATCAAAAAATATGCTAGAGCATCAATTGGTCGCAAAATCCTTTATTGATAATCCTAGATCTTTAATTATGATTAACCACATAAATGAAATAAAGACAGATAATAGAATTTGTAATTTAGAATGGACTACATATAAGGATAATAATAATCACGGATCTAGAACTAAAAGAGCATCGGCTTCTCAAATTAATAATAGAGGTGTGGTTGTTGATCAGTATGATTTGAATTGGAACTACATTAGAACATTCAATTCATTTAATGAAATTGAAAGAGTTTTAGGTTTTAATTCAAGCAATATATCAAAATGTTCATTATTAAATAAAATGTGTTATGGTTTTTATTGGGTTAGGTAATGATGATTAAAGAAATTTACGGATCAGTAAAAGCTTTGCTAGAGCAAAACAAAGAATACTCAGTAAACCAAGTATTTCTACAAATGGCTAAGATGCACGGATATTACGATGGTTCAGCTATTTGTAATGCTATGTGGGATGGTTCCCTACCTTTTAGCTATGAGAGCATTTCTAGGGCTATTAGGAAGGTTAGAGAAGAAAACGAGCACCTTAGAGATAAGGGCTATAAAAAACGTACTCAAGCGATAGAAAAACAAGTCAGGCAGGAAGTGAGAGAGCTAACTGCCGAAGAAAAAGAATCAGAAGAGTTTCACACTCAGAAAATACAACAAGGAGCACTATTATAATGCCAAGCCTCAACCAAGTAAATTTAATCGGAAATATCACGGCTGACATTGAGCTAAGACACACTAAATCAGGGCAGGAAGTATCTACTTGCTCTATTGCTCTAAATGAGAAGTTCAAGGATGCTAGTGGTCAAGTTCAGGAGCGTACAGAATTTGTTAATCTTGTATTTTGGAGAAAGCAAAGCGAGCTATTGAATAGATTCTGTAAAAAGGGATCAGGTATTTTTGTCACAGGAAAGCTTCAAACTCAATCTTGGACAGATAACAATAATCAGAAACGATACAAGACTGAAATTGTGGTGAGTAACTTTCAGCTTTTGAGTAAGGGTAAAGATCATCAAAACAATACCCAACAAAGCACAAATAATCAACATAGTGTAGGGTATAACTCAGAAGTACCTCAATACGATCAAGACACACCATTTTAAACTTTTTTAGGGATTTTTTAATAAAGTCCCTTTTTTTATTTGACAATGTATAAATTAATGTATATCTTCTATAAAGAACGAAAACGAAAGGGCTACAAAATGAGTGAAAGATTACAAAGACAAGCCACCACTTCAATTGAATGGATTGTTAACAATTTTAAATCAGAAAAGTACTCTAAAGAGCAGCTAGAAGAGATAAAAAAATTACTAACTAAAATTGAAGACATTATTGAGGACTAAAATGACAAACTTAAACTCAAGATTCAACTTAGGCGACTTAGTACGCAATAAATACAACCAAGGTGTTTTTACTTATCAGCATCCATGTTTAGAATATCCACAAACTAGAATGGTTGTAACTGACTCTCACGGGGCTGAAAAGATCTTTTACTCAAATGAAATGGAAGTCTACGATGCGTAGCTTCCTATATTTAGTCGCTAAACTAATGGGCGATATAAACGCAGTTAAGCGTGGTAGAATCGGAGAAAGAATATTTAACAGGTCTTTAGGTAGGCTATTAACGAGGTTGTTTAAATGACATTAGTATGTTTGCACTGCTCAACTCACTTCAAACCACTAACAAAGCACATGAGATATATGAAAGGTGATCTTTGTCGTTGCCCTGTTTGTATTAGTCCTGTTATGATTAACTTAAATGTTATTCCTGAGCAGGAAGCGGAGATTATTTATAATGGGAGAGAAAAATGATCGTATCAGCTAAAATTATCAACGGAATTTGGTTTTTAGATAAGCAAAGAACCAAGGACTATAAAGACAAAAATAAAATGCTTAATACCTTTAAAACAGGTAAGAAATAAAGTATAATTACTCTCAGAGCGTGCAAACTCTATTGACATTATCTATCAGGTTAGCATTAAGCTTTTAGGCTCGGGGTTCTTGTTGCACGCTCCCCCGAGTCACCTGATGGAGTTTTTTATGAATAATAATTACTTTTTTTCACACGACTTCAATGCTCATGTAGACTTGAAGATGGTTGAAATAAGAATGAAATACGGATGGGAAGGTTATGGAATCTTTTGGGCTTTATGTGAAATAATAGCATCAAATGATAAACCTATCCAAGAATCTCAAATTAAAGGTTTAGCTTTTAATTTTCATTTAGACAAAGAATATCTTGCAGAATTTATTGGGTTCTGTGTAGAGATAGAATTGTTTGTTGATCGTGATGGTTCTATTACTTCTCTATCATTAGAAAGAAGATTAGAGCACAAAAGAGAGAAATCACGAAAAGCAAAAGAGTCAGCTAAAAAGCGATGGGAAAGCAAAAGCTCAACAAATGAAATGCAAACGGAATGCGAAAGCAATGCGAACGCAGAACAAATGCAAAGCGATTCTAATGCAAACAAAACAAAACAAAACAAAACAAAACCTAAACAAGAAATATCTACTAAAGTAGATATAGAGAGTGCAAAGCCCTCTAACCCCTCTAAAAATGAAAGAAAGAAATTCTTTAAAGGTTTAGTTGGTAAAGTTGAAGAACAAAAACAATTCTTAAAAGATGAAATGTATAAGTTCAATGATTCTAATCCTAACAAGTATGAAAAGGATTTCATGAATTACTTTTACGAGTCAATGACCGCAGTTGATGAATTTGGAATCACTAAGTTTGAAGATACAATATCTAAGAATTGGACTTTTGGTTTAGCTAATCGCTTACAGAATTGGTATAAGAATTGGAAGCCTCAAAATAATGGATCAGATTCAAATAAGTGTTATGCAGAGAAAGAATTTGATTTTAAAAGACAAAAGCTTAGAGATACACAAGCTTGGATTCAAGAAATAAAAGAAAGAAACAACCTTAATTTTTATCAGGGAGAGCAAGTTGGAAAAATTAGTTAAGTTCGTTGAATACTTTGTTGAGCAAATAACACAAGATTGGCTACTAGCAGGTAAGGGCGATAGAACAGATACAGAAGCTATAGTTATGCAAGCTAGAGCAATTGGTGAGGAACTGATTAAAGACTTTCCTAACCTCGCTTTTGTTAATCTACCCATATTGGTTCGCTTGGTTAGAAAAAACGGCTATGAGATCAATTGGAAGTCTATAACCAAAGTTCTCCATAGTCTTGAGTTTCAGCAGGAGCTAAAAGATCAAATAGAGCGTGCTAAAAAGCTAGTGCCTAAAATTGAGAATAAACAAACTTATTTATCTCCCTTAGCTAGATCAGTTCTATCTTATATGATTAGAGATTGTATCAAGACTCCTAAAGCATACAGAGGCAGCTTTCAAGAGCAAAGGGCGCAGTATAACCAAAAGTATGAAGATAACATTAAGACCTTACAAGTACAGGCTAATGAGTTTTATAATCAGCTTTTGGCTAACGGGTGGGATGATAACCAAGTATATACAGGAGAGAGATAAATGGATTTAAATTATAATTGGAGTTTAAAGGATGCCAAATTTACTAGAGATAAGGGTAGCGTGTTTAGTTGCTTCTCTTGTGGGGGTGGTTCTTCATTTGGTTACAAATTAGCAGGTTTTGATGTAATCGGAGCTGTTGATATTGATCCTAAAATGATGGAGATATACCGAGAAAACCATAAACCAAAGTATTCATTTGTTGAGTCAGTTGCTGATTTTAAGAATCGTGATGATTTACCTAAGGAACTTTATAATCTTGATATTTTAGACGGATCACCTCCATGTTCTAGTTTTTCAATGGCAGGAAATAGAGAAAAGGATTGGGGTAAAAAGAAAAAGTTTAGAGAAGGTCAAGCAGAACAAGAACTAGATAGATTATTCTTTGATTTTATTGATTTAGCTAAAAAATTGCAGCCTAAAGTTGTAGTAGCTGAAAATGTAAAGGGAATCCTTCAAGGTAATGCTAAAAAATACGTTACTGAAATTTACAAACAAATGGATTTTGCAGGTTATCATTGCCAACACTTTTTACTTGATGCATCAGATATGGGAGTGCCTCAGAGACGTGAGAGAGTTTTTTTTATTGGGTTAAGAAAAGATTTGGCTGAGCCTTTTATGGAGCAGGTTGATATGTTTTTATCAAGACCAAACTTAGGTCTTTCATTTAATGAGCCAAAAATACCATTTGGTGATTTTTACAAAGAGAACGATGAATCTGATAGACCTTTAAAAGAGGGAACTGAACAAAAAAGGATTTATGATTTAAGGCATAATTTAGATACTTCAATGGAAGAGGCATCAGTTAGGGATCTAGGCGTAAAAAAATTCTTTAGTTGTAGGTATTTAAAAAAAGATCAAGTTTCTTATACTTTGCCAGCTCATGACGATTCAGCTGTTTTAATGGATGATCCAAGACGACCTAATAAAAGAGAGTGTTGTTGTATTGGAACCTTTCCTCAAGATTACAACTTTTTAGATCAAAAATATAACTACGTTATCGGGATGTCAGTACCTCCATTAATGACAGCTAGATTATCAAATGAAATTTACAACCAATGGCTAAAGGAAATAAATGAACACAATACAACTAAGTAAACAAAGAATCCAAAGAATCGGCTTAGAGCTATTTTACAGCTCAGATAAAGAGTTTGATAAAAACCTAGAAGAAATTGAAACTGAGATAGATAGATTGAGAGCGATGGTAAATGAGTTTAATGAAATTTCCAAAAGATACCCCGATAAGAGATAAGAAGCTTTTAGATGCATTTAGCTTTTTCTGCTCAAGGCATTACATCGGTTGTCTGTATTGTGGATCTATTGATATTCAAATTCATCACGGGGTGTATAGAAGCCAACAGGGTTCAGATGAATTTGATAACCTATATCCGCTTTGCCAATATCATCACGAAATAGTGCACCATTTTGGTAAACCGAAATATTACGAGATAGTAGAGCTAAAAGCTAAATTGTTTAAACAGCTTGAATTTAAGTTAGATCTTGATTTAAGCGAATATTATAGAGAATAAAACGAAAGGGAAAAGATGAAACAAGATGAAGAATTGTTAAGAGAATTAAAGGCATTGTGTTTTGCGTTTGATCCTGAAATTTACCACATAAAAGCTGATGACTTATTGTGTGAGGTTCTATTGAGTTTAGGATTTAGTGAATCAGTTAAATTCTTTAAAGATTCAGATAAGTGGTATTCTTAAAACGAAAGGGAAAATAATGTTTATATCTAAAAGAATTAAAGAATTGGGAGAGTTTATTGAAAAAAATCCTGATAAAGTTTTTGAAAAGTCCTGCACATATCTTATTGGGGGTTCTGAAATTTGGCGTGTTAATATTTTGCCTTTTATTCCATTTTTTAGATTTTACAAACCATCTCAAACTAGATTAGGGAATGTTTTTGAGCGTTATTATATAAAATCAATTATTGAGAAGGCATTAGAAAATAAAAACTTTAACTCTATTCACATTGAGGTTAAAAAATGATTTTGGAAATAGACTTTCAGAACAGACGTATAGTCAACCGAGAACAAATAGAAACAGCAGTTTCAACCTTAGCGGATGGAAGGTATCTCCTAGAGTTTGAAAAGCTACCTATGAAGCGCTCAGACGCTCAAAACAAGTACCTACACGCTGTAATCATACCAACCTATCAAAAGTTATTTAATGACATTAGAGGTCGCTTTCACGAGAACATTGTAAAAGGTATGATTAAAGAAATGTTTCTTAAAGAAGAAATAGTGTGTGAGATTAGCGGGGAAATCTTCACAATCATTAAAGATACTAGGGATTTGAATGTAAGTGAATTTGATGAATTTTTACAGAATTGCAGGCTTTGGTATGAGCATAACACAGGCGAGCAAATTGCGCTTCCAAGATACTACGCAGAGGGGCTTTAAATGAGCAAAGAATTTAGACTATTAAAGGCATCGCTAAAGAGCCTTAAACGAGTTAGGGAAGCTTGTACAGCTTTTGAAGAGGTTTTAGACTTCGCTGTATCAGAAGAATCAGAGAACGGAGCTGATATATCTGATAATGAGCTATGTGAGCTTCATATGGCTTTAAATAACATTAATAGAGAAGCTGAGGTATGTAAGCTAATTCTAAGAGATTCACTTTATGAGTATAGAAAAGAGGAAATACATGGCTAGATTAGAGAAAGAAGTAAAATTTAAATTCAGTGGGGTTTATAGCCCTACTAAGCAAACAACTCACTCAGCAGGTTATGACGTATGCTCAAGAGAAACTATCTCAATGAGTGCAGGTGAAGCCTATATGATTGGCTTAGGGATTAAGCTAGTAGATGCACCAAGTGATTACTATTTAGAGCTTCACCCTAGATCGTCGCTTAGGTTTAAATGTGGTGTGAGTTCCGTGGGCATAATTGATCCTGACTATAGAGATGAAATTAAAATCATCTTTTACCCTCAATTTGACTATACAATTCACGAGGGTGATAGAATAGGTCAGTTAATCCCTAAAAAGATTTATGATGTAATGGATTGTCCTGTAAATGATATAAATCGTAGTGGTGGTTTTGGCAGTACAAAAAAATGATTATATTTAAAACATATATAAGCCCTCTTTAGGGTTGAGACTCTTTGATTTTCCCTTTCGTTTTTATTTTAAATCAGAGAGTCTTTTTTTAACATTTATTCATAAATTAATTTATATTAAGATAAACGAAAGGTGATAAGATGCTATTTATTTATAACTATTGGACGGATATTTTGAAAAATCATTATAGCCCTAATTTCGCTAATTTTGAGTTATGTGAAATTTACGACGAAACAAATATATATGTGGGGCTTTAAATGTTTAAGGTTAAGATAACAAGAGAAATATTTGATAATGAATGGGGAGAGTCTTTCATTAAATCAATACTTCAAAATGAAGATTATAATGGTAATTTATTGCTTGGATATGATTGTGAAAGCAATTTTACTCAGTTTTTTTGTGGTCAATGGGTTGATAGTGTGATTATTGATTTTGATAAATTGACAAAAGTTGATTTTAAGCAATTTGTTGAAACACCTGTAGAATTTGATGTAAACCTTTGCATTATGCGGTTTAATGGTGAGTTAGTTGAGAATGTGGTTCTTAAATCAATAAATGAAGAGTGTTGGATATGGGGCGAGCCTAACAAAACATCTTCTCGCGATTATGGTTTTGTTTCTACTGCCTCTTTTAATTTAAAGTGGCTATCAACTCAGGATGGGATAGAGGCGTTGAAATGAACATTAAAAGCGTAACACTAACAAAAGGCAAAAGCTCTAAAGAGTTTACTTCATTTGGTAAAGCAGGTCAATTCTTAGGAGTCACTAGAGACGCTATCCGAGCTTCATACGAGCTAGGTAAAAAGCGTCAAGGGTGGGAAATCTCAGTAGAGTATATATTTGGATGTGTTCTTTGTGGTAAAAACATACCATCAACGGATGACTATTGTACACCTTGCTACTCTATTGAAACAGCTCAAAGGTTGCCTCTAGGGTGGGGAGATCACGAAATAGGGCTAAAAGATGACACTCCAAGGGTGAGATACTAATGAAACAATACAAGCTAAGTAAGGAATACGAGCTAATTGATTCAAGAGCTGAGTTATTAGATGAATTAGACCTAGCCCCTATGGAGCGTGTAAAGCTTGCTCAATACCCCAAAGTCCTAGATAAGATAAATCGGTATTGTAAGACAAAAGTACGCTATAAAACCATCGTAGAGCCTTGTAAGAAGCAATACGAGATAACTTACACCTGCAAAGATGAAATAGTAGAGGTACAAGGTGACAAAATTAGACTTATTGGTAATGAAAGAGATGCTTGCGCTAATTTGGGCTTTAGTTATGATCAGTTGCGTGCTCTACTTTATTCTGAGGGAACTTTAAAAGGTAAAAGCTACGACTTCGCTTTTAACTACAAAGTATGCTCAACATGTAAGAAGATGAAAAACATTAAAGGCGAGTTTTACGATGCTAAGTTTAAAAACGGCAAATTCTATTCATCGTCTACCTGTAAAAAATGCAATAACGCAGATAGATATGAAAGATTAAAAGAACAGCGTAATAAAAACAAATAATTTATATTTAAAGAGACTGATTAGCCAAACTATTAAAACTTGAGATACTTTGATATTAACGAGTTAATCAGTCTCTTGAATTTACCCACTTTGAGTGGGACTCCTAGCCCTGGGGGAGTTTAAAAAAGCGATAAGCGAGCTAGGGCAAATTTGAAAGGGCAAAATTATGAGAATATTTATAACAATATTAAAAGCGTGGATTGAGTTACTTTTATTCAGTCCAATTATTTTACTCGGTTGGCTTTGGAGTAAGATTTATGTTTTCTTTAAGCTTGGGTTTGGTTATGGTATTGGAACTGAGGAGAGTATTGATAAACAGCTTAGTGATTTAAATAAAGCTCAAGAAAATATAAATAATTTTGGCAATAGGTTTAAAAATGAGTCCAATTGATCAATTTAGATGGCTTAGAGTGGAAGATGTAGAGTTTCATGATTGGGGGTTTGTTAAATGTCATGGCTGCCAAGATGTTCTTTTTGATATTGAGCTATGGATAAACATGGGGAGATTGAAATAATGGATAACTACTCAAAAACACTAGCTATAATGTGGGCTTTATATATCGGATGGATGGTTGTAAGATGATGTATGATAATTTACCACAAGGAAAATATGAATATATACAGCCTAAGTTTATTAGGGTTTATTTCATATCAGTTGGTTTTGATTTTATGGATGAAGAATGTTGGACATTTTCTATGCCATTTAGAGTTGTTACATCCTCAATACTTGAGTGCTATAGAACAAATGATGATGGAGATAGAGAGGTAGTTTACTGTCATGAAGTGAAAATGGAAGGCAAAAGATATGCTGTTATTGCTTCTGAATGGCAAGATTACATAAATGGACCGAGGTTAATAATACATGAATGACTCAACACTAATAATACTACTAGGGCTATCAGGGGTGTTTATTATATCCTTTGCTCATGTACTATGGATTCTCGCTAAAGCAATCCAAGAAGCTATAAGGATGAATGAAGATGACTAAACTAATTGAATTTACAGCAGAAGAGATGAAGGGATGTCCTGTATTTGAGGCAGAGCATCAGTATGGTGAGATGTTTATATGGGTAGATTCTGATGGGGATGTAGTAAGTGAAGATTTTGATGAATCTTCTTATTATAGAAAAAAATTCAAATGTAACCCAATGGATCGCTGCAAGGCAATTTGTAAGCACTTGTTTGAGTTGATGCCTCAGTTACATATTATTGATATTGAAGATGGAGAAGTTTGCGCTAGATTTAAAGTTGAGTCAGAAGAACATCAGAGGGTTGTGGATTTGCTTGATGGTGAATGGTGGGAGACTTTATCAATCAACCCCTTTTTACACACAGGCATCACTCAGATTACACGTGAAGAGGTTATGAGATGAACGATATTAGCCCTAAACAAGAGCTTTTTTTACAAGAGTACATTAAAGGCAAAAGCGCTACTCAAGCTTATATTGATGCGGGATATTCTGAAAATGGAGCTGACGTAAGCGCAAGTCGTTTGCTAGGTAAAGCTAGTATTCAAGAAAGGCTAAAAGAACTCAAAAAAGTAGGCGAAGAAAAGTTTAAGATTGACAAAGCTTTCCTCACTGAAAAATACCTAGAAATACACTCTCTAGCTATGGAGGGTAATATCAATGTATCTAAAGGGGCTTTGGATTCACTAGCTAGGATGTATGGACTAGATACCAAAAAGATTGATGTTACCTCTAAAGGTGATAAGCTAAATCAAATTGATATGACTTCACTATCAGAAGAAACACTAAAAGACTTAGCGAATGCAACTAAATCTAAAGACTAAAGCAAAAATAGAGCTATACAAAAGGCAGATATTTGACCATGAAGCTCTCGGGTTGTCTCCTAAGCAGATTGAAGCACTAAAAGAACTGCACCCAATGAATAAAGAATGTCGTGTTTTGACCTACGGCGGCGGAGCATTCGGCGGAAAATCGTGGCTTATTGCTTATTGGGAAACACTTAATTCTTTAGCTTATGCAGGTATTAAGCAGTACATAGCTAGGAATGAGCTTAAAAGGCTTATGAGTTCAACCTATGTTACCTTTATGCAAGTAGCTCAATCACTTGACTTAATCCCTAATGTGCATTGGAAGCTAAATGGGCAATACAATTATATTGAGTTTTTTAATGGATCAAGAATTGATTTGCTAGATGTATCATATCAACCGAGAGACCCTTTATATGAAAGATTTGGTTCAACAGAGTACACAGCAGGAGCTAACGAAGAAGCAGGTGAGATTGATTTTGGTGCTTTTGATATTCTATACACCCGTACAGGTCGCTTTAAAAACGATGTATATGATTTTTACCCAAAAAACCTCAATACTGCAAACCCTAAGAAAAATTGGCTCTATACATACTTTTACAAGCCATGGCGAGATGATAGCCTTGACGAGGGATATTCATTCATTCAATCCCTTCCTACCGATAATCCATTTGGAGACCCTAACTACATTGAGTCGCTACGAAAAACTAAGGATAAAGTTAAGCGTGAAAGGCTTCTATTTGGTAATTGGGAATACGACGATGACCCATCAAAGCTCATAGAATACGATAAAATACTAGACCTATGGACTAACGACTTTGTAGAAGGTGGGCGTAGATACATCACAGCGGATATTGCTACTAAGGGTAGTGATAAATTCGTGATATGTGTATGGGATGGTCTAAAGGTTATTGAGATCTATTCAATTGCTAAGAATACAGGTAAAGAGGCAGTAGATAAAATCCAAGAGTGCGCTAAGAAACATGGTGTTCCTAACTCTAATATTGTTTACGATGCCGATGGTGTAGGTGGTGGCTTAACTGGGTTTATCGCTAATGTGCATGAGTTTAATAACGGCGCCAAAGCAAAGAACGGGGAGAACTACGCTAATTTAAAGTCTCAGTGCTATTTTAAGCTCGCTGAGTATATCAATGAAGGTAAGATATACATAGTACATGATGAACACAAAGAGTTGATTGTAGAAGAGCTAGAGCAGGTTAAGCGTGATAAAGTGGATCAAGATGGTAAGCTTACTTTGATGAAAAAGCAAGAGGTTAAAGATAGAATAGGTCGCTCTCCTGACTTTACAGATGCATTAGCAGAAAGAATGTTTTTTGAGTTGTCTAGTGGTGTTCAAGGGTTTAATGCTAACTTTTTTTAATGTGATACAGCTCATAGATTTAAAAACAAAGTTCTATTATGTTTATAAGAAAGGAGAGACAAAATGGAATTACTTAACTTATTTATTTTACTAATTGGAGGTCACTTTATTGGTGACTATGTGCTTCAAAACGATGCTATCGCTCTAGGCAAGAATAGAAAGGCTGACCCTGCAAGGCTAGGTGTGAATTGGTTCTATTGGATGGGTTCTCATGCTGTAACTCATGGTTTTATAGTTGGACTAATTACTCAAAGTGTAGCTTTAGGTATAATTGAAACAATCCTACATTTTATAATTGATGATATTAAGTGTATGGATGGAATTAATCTACATATTGACCAAGCACTTCATTTTATTTGTAAGATTCTATATATCGCTATTTTAGTGTATATTTGAATTAGCCGCTAATTAAAAGTTTTGCAGTATTCTGCTAAAGCTTGAAGCTCTCTTTATGGGGGGCTTTTTTCGTTTTAGGTAAAAATTCTTATATTTACTATATAACTTTTGCAAAGGTTTCAAGATGTCTGAAAACGATAAAAACGAGAACTATAATATTCACCCCTATCAAACTAATAATTGGGTGAATATCTCGCTAGAGAACAATAGATATAGATTTTTAAAAGATTCTCGCTTTGGTACAGGTGGCTATAAGAACGGAACTTATTTAGTACCACATAAGCGAGAAGACCAAAACGATTACAACCTGAGACGCTCCAAGTCTTTTTATAACAATCAATACTCACCTATTCTAAGTGCTCACTATAAGCCTATCTTTAAGAATAAGGCTTTACGTAAGATTAATGAAGATGCGCCTCAAACATTCGTAGACCTTTATGAAGTTTTCTTAGAGGATGCTGACGGGCGTGGCAATTCGCTACAAAAGACAATTGAGCAAGCTGCTGCAAATACTAAGAATCTAGGTGCTTCATTCCTTGTGATGAATAACGAGAGTGAGATTGATTCAAGTATTGAAGACGTGCTAGAAAGTCGCTCAGGCGTTCCGTATGCCTTTATTATTACCCCTGATATGGTTTACACCTATTCAACTGATTCATTTGGTAATCTAACTAGCTTAGAGTGGGTGCAAATGGATGGTGAGCTTACCTATAACAACTTAGGGCAACTCTCAACGGGTGATAATGCTTTTCAGAACGGATCAAGTGAGGCTGAAACTATCATAGTAGGCGTAAACGCTGAAAGATGGTACACAAGAGATGAAAACGGGGAAACAACTACAATTGCTGATAATACTATTGGTGAAATCCCAGTAGTAAGGTTAGTAGAAGATGAAACGGATGATATTATCCCTGAGCCTTCGCTTTATTCAGTAGCTAGGATTCAGCATCGTATCTTTAACCTAGATTCAATCATTACCGATGTATCTGATAACCAAGGCTTCTCTATCTTTACAATGCCTTCTCACCCTAACTCAGGGGTTGAATTTGGTACTACTAAAGGTATAAGCTACCCTGCTGACTCTACTAATAAGCCTGAGTTTATCTCACCCGATGCTCAACAGCTTAAAACCTTGATTGATCTTGAAAACTCGCTAGTTAATATGTGTTATCAAGCAGGTGTAGTGAGTCACCTTCAAAGATTCCAACAATCAGCCGAATCTAAGGAGCTAGACCGAGCTAGACTAAACGACCTACTAGGGACATTCAAATATCAAATTGAGCAGTCAGAAACTAAGCTCATGGATTTATTTGGGTTATATGTAGGCTACGACTATGAGTATATGGTGAAATATTCAGATGACTACGGCGTATCTACTATAGCAGAGCAAATTGACAGGTTCTTGAGCTTAGATGCTACTAGAATCAGTGAGACTCTCTTTAGTGCATTAGAGAAGGACTTAGCGAGCAACTTGCTAGACTTTGAAGATGAAGATATGAAAACTGAGTTTCTAGAGATGATAAGCGAGGAGCGCAAAGCTAAATCAGATGCAGACGCTTTAGACCGACAATTCTAAAAAAATGAGGGGTTTGAAAAATAATCCTTCTTTTTTGTTGGCAGGATATAAATTAGTTTATATATTATAAATATAACGCAAACGAAAGGCACTAAAATGACTAACTCAAAACAAAACAAAATCAACTTTCTAAAACAAGCAATTGAAGTAACTCGTGTTGACATTAGAAATATGTCTCTAAATAATGTTTCAAAAACTTCTGATAAATATGTTAAAGCTAGTGAGTTTCAAGTTGAATGTGCTAGAAAACTTCTTCAGCTTTCAAAATAAGGCTTCTAAATGATAATGGAACACGATAAATTCACAAAGGCTCGCTCTAAGATAATGAGTGAGCTTTCTTTAACAGATAACCAATTCTCTCAAGTCATGCAGGTTAAAGGATTGGTAGCTAAGATATACAACCTATTAGAAGAACTTGAAAACAGACCTATAGAGATCAAAGAAATCTATGTAAAGCGTAAAAACTCATATCAACCACCTGAGACTAAGACTTGTAAACACTGCGGATTTAAGGGTGCTCCTAAAGGTAATTTCGCTAGTAACGGAACATCTAAGCTAGGATACGCCTTATATAAGAACATTTGTAGAGTTTGTTTTGCAAAAGGACTACACAAGTATAGAAATTAATTTATATTAAGATAAACGAAAGGAATTAAAATGAAGCATAAATTATCGCAAAGACAACTAGATGCAGCGATTGAAGAGTTGAAGAGTTTGGAATTTGATACAACGGTTGTTTGCAAATATGGTCAAGTAGATATAAAGCAAACATTTGACTTATCAGAAATGGTCGCCATCGCCGAACCCCTTAAAAAGCCCGTGATTAGGAATGTGGAAGATCTAAAGGCACTTGAAGGTGAATGGGAGTTTAGTGATAAAAGTGTTCCTACTATTTGGATGAAAAAGGTGCGTTCTTATTGGATCTCACTTTCTGATATATCTAAACAAACGAGAATTAGACAAATCTCCCTACCATCTAATAGTTTTCTTTTATCTGAGTGCATTGAGCATGAGATTGAAGAAATTGAAGTTGGGGACTTGATCTACTATGGGTATAATGTAGGTGGAAAAGATTTTGAGGGATACATAATTGTCCATTCTATTGATGTTGCTGGGTATAAATCAGAACCAAATGAAGCAGGAGGATATAACTACCTAGACTTTGATCACTGCAAACTCATCCGCAAAGCTAAAGATATAACTATTGAAGATCGGGTGAAGTATCTAGGTGAGGAGCCTGAGATTGAGGAAATTGAAGTTGGGGACTTAGCAAAACACGATGGGGGATTTGTCGGACTTGTACAAGATATTTGGGATTCAGGCGTAATAAATGTAGAAATCGGCACAAAGGGAGATGAATATTGCTACAGCTTAAAGGATTGCAAACTCATCCGCAAAGCTAAAGATATAACTGAGAGTGACAGAATCAAATATCTAGGAGAAACACCGAAATCTCTTTATTCAGAAGAACACCACACCGCAGAAGAACTACGAGATATGGCTATGTCTAACAATAATGAGCCAGTGAGTAAGAAGTCAGTATGTGAGATTATGGATCTACAACAGGTTACAGATTTAGGTAGTGGTAGATTATTTAGCGAGTTTGAGATTAAGCAGATCTCGCAGATCATTGATGATAAACTAAAAGAGAGGGCTGAATAATGGGGCAACGAATAATCCAGAGAATCCTAGAATGTGACTTTTGTGGTAGGACTCCTAAGGATGGTGAATCTATTTGGGAGATGGGCTTTAAATATATGTGTGAGAAATGTGCAGATAATGAAGATGCCGATAACTCAATGCTAGAAGGAGAGTGAGAGATGAAACAAAGCGAATTATTAATTCTTGAAAATCAGGCGATGATAATGTTGGCTTTAGCTAATATCACTACAACCGAGATTATTTACGATAGGTTAATTAGTCAGATGGAGAGATCTCAGAAAGTCCTAGAATTTTTGAAGGCGAGAAAGAAGGCTCAAGATGAAGCTACCAAGAAAGAAGGAGAGTGAGAGATGATTAGAAAATTAGTAGTAACAATTGACGATCAAACTAGAGATATGACATTTGAATCTAACTTAGTTGAGGTTGACCTCCACTATGTCAAGGATTATTTAGACGCTTATTGTAAGCGAGGTTTATTTCATACCTTAAATGAACAAGCTAAGGAGGCTCAAGATGAAGCTAGTTCTTAATTCCAACTATGAAGAGGCTAGGAAGC